GCAGATACAAAGTTACGCACGTGCGTGATAGGACTTAATATTGTTTTTGCAATCTGTGACGTTGCCTTTGGATACAAGATAAAACTGTCATACATTTGTGTGTACCATTCTTTGTCTCGTTGTACCATGGCACTCTGTTCTATTGCTTCAGCTACAGATTTTTCTGCATACATACCGTTCATAGGGTTTGTAATACCAGCTTCTATTGTACGTGACGCGTCAATCTCAACTTTTTTAACATTAGGACCAAGTGCATTAATTGCATCAACTTCTGTTTCGTAAAAGAAACCTTTGTTGCCTGCGGTAATATCTTCTTTGCTACGTTTGATAAGATCATTATAAAATTCATTACGTCTTGCAATCAATGATAATCTGCCTGTGCCTGCTAATACTGTTTGCATCGGGTCTTCTATCTTACCTAGTAATTCATTAAAAACTTGTTTTGCATCATCGGTAAAATTTTCTAAACCAACTTTGTTTTTCCCTGCAAGGTCATCTAGTATTGTTCTGTTTGCAAAAAAATCTGGTACATCTAAATATAAACCAACTGTGCTTGGACTACTTGTTGGTCTAGTGCCTTCTACAATTTTGTCTACATAGTGTCGTGCTTGTGCGTCTGTTATTTCTTCACCTGCTTCTTTTGCAGATTGTTTAAACATAACCATAGCTTTGTTAACAGCTTCTTCACTTGGTCTGTAATTAACCATTGGTATGATAGATTTGTTTTGAAATATTTCGTATGTTGATCCAAGGTAGTTACTAAATTTTTTACTAAACAAATCTCTAAACTCATCTAAGTTTGTTTTGTCCATCTTTGCACCAAGACGACTAAACATATGTCCCCATCCACCACGGATATTGTAGAACTCTTTAAACACACCATCGATATCAGATTGTTTTGCACCTTTAGCTTTCATTTTAGCTGTTAATGACTTAACCATATCAGGATCAAGGTCACCAAAATCAAACCTACCGGTTACGCCTATATCTGCTTTACCAGACAACAACACATCATTCATTTCTTTCATAAATTCTTTACGTCCATTGTTACCCATTTTGTTAAATGGGTTAACTACAAACGGAAAAATACCGTCAATGTGTTTGTCTAAACTACGTGCAACTTCACCAGCATAGTTTACATCCCCGGCCCGCGCTCCAAGACTAGCTCTTTCCATTTCAAAAAACTCTTGGGGCTTGTCACCACGTGGTCTAAGTTTACTTAAGAACCTGTCTAGTGCATCGTTGTCAGATGCCATGTCATTACGACGTTTAACGGCTGTCTTAATAGCTGACCCTGTGCCACCAATCACGCCCATCATTAACGAGCTGTCTAAACCAAACTTCATTCTATTCATAACTTCTTTAGATGAGTCGTTCTCGTCGTTTTCATTTAATTGTGTTGGTCCGCCGAACATATCACCTAACGTCCCTGCTTTGTTGACGTCGCCTATAAATATTGCATCAGACACACCAGCTGCACCAGCTCCACCAAGTGTTGCATACAGCCTGCCTTTACCATTTAATGCAGTCTTCATTCTTTCTTCTAACTTTGGATCTGTAATTCTAAAATAATTACCGTTACGTTTTGCAAGCAACGCTGCCTTTGTGGCTTTTGTACCCATGTTAAATGCTTGTGCACCAGGTATACCAAGGTTGGTTAATAGTCTAACCATGCCACCTATTGTTGTAGCGTCTGCTTTCTCGTCTAAGTCTGTTAGCTCATCAAACCACTTTTCAACTTTAGCTGAGTTGTTCGTACCAAGCCCCATGTCCATAAGTGCTGTACCAAGTACAAATGCACCACGAGGTATGTCAATTAGACCGGCTCCTATACCTGCTAGCATACTTTCTATAGTACCTACTTTGTTTGTAGGTCCACCAATTGTTCTTGATTCGCCACCACCAATTTTTCTTTGTGGTGAAATCGCTATACCACCATTAGAAAATCCTACACGTCCTCCTTTTTCAAGTTTATTAAATGCTTTAGTTGATACTGGTTGAAACCCTTCTAAGACTATTTCTCTATCTTTTGCAATTTGTTCAAGTTGTTTACCTAAAGACATTTCTTTAACGGAATATTTTCCAAACACAGAAGTGTCGTTAGATATTCTAGCAAATTGTGGTAACCAATGATAACTTCTAGTATCATATTTTAAAGCAAGGTTTGGATTTGCCGCTGCTTCTGCTGCTCTATCTAATTGAAATTTTATTATTCTTGTTTCTAGTGCCGCTTCTATTGCGTCTGCTTCTTCAAATTTACCAATATCTCTTAATCTGTCAGCTTTCATCATTTTATTATATGCACTATCTTTGCTCCAATATCCTCCCACTTGAGTATTTTCAAACAACATATCTTTTTCATTGTTTGCAAGTTTTGTTGCTGCTTTTAAGTTTTCATCTTTTAAAATTGCATCACCAACTTGTTTTATTTGTTTTGGGTTTGCGTTTTCTATAAATTCTTTTGGATCAATTTTTAATTTTTTTAAAACGGAAACTATTGCTTGTGTGTGTTCTGTTTCTAATGCTTTGTCAGTTCTTCCTTTATATTTCTTTTTTGGATCTATATATGCGTCAGAGGCTTCATTAATTTTTTGTTTAATTTTATCAAGTTTTCTTATTTCACTTCTTTGATTAGTGGTGTAATAATTTTTATCTAAAAATCTTCTAACTTTTGTAGATAAAGCATACGTGCCTTTTTTAGATGTGGTTGGCAAAGTTTCTATGCCTACACTTTTTAAAGCCCTGCCAAATACGTCGCTGGTGTACCCTTCTGGTCTGTCCATAAAAAGTTTTACCATAGCGGTATCTGTAAGATTAGGGTCAAAGTCAGGTCTTCTAACTTGAGTGGTAGACTGTTTAGCTTCTTTAAGTTTTTTTAAAATAAAATCTTTAATTTTTTTGTTTGCTGGAAGCATAAGTTCAGTTTTTCTATTTGTATCTTTTAGTGCCGACTTAGAAACTGTTCCTGGAAGTGCAAATTTTTGATGGATGTCAACAAGACCTTTCCATGTTTTTGGGTCGTTTTTATCAAACTTTTTAGCTATCTCATCAATATTTAATTGTTTATCTATTTCTTCTTTAACTGCTTTCGTAGTCATAGAACTTTTTTTTGCAATTTTTCCTGATTTATCTCTTATGTTTATTGGTGAAGTTAATTTTTTTATGTGTTCTTTAGTGTAACCAATGTTTTTTAAAAGAGCATCCCTATTTTTCATTGCTTCTTCAAGTGTAGTTCCAATTTTTAACGTTGTCCTGTGTCGTTTTCCGTTTCTGTCTGTAACATTAAGTCTAAAATATGGTGATTTGTATTTTCCAGTTACTGGACTTATTCGTGTTTCCATAGCGATAAAATTAAAATTTTCATCACCAATACTTTTTAAGCTGTTACCGTATTTGGAAAAAATTTTACCTGCTGTAGATTTAAGAATTGCTTGTGCTACCATACCCTAGCTCCTCGCGTGGGCTTCGGCTTCATATAGGTCGTTAAATGGTTTTGATTCAGCACCTGGTGTACGAGGTTTAGCAACGTACATACCACCATACAAGTTAGCAGGATCATAATAAACTGTTCCTGTAGCCATTCGACTGTCGTCTGCTGCGTCGCCTTTTTCGTTGGTAGGAAGAATATCTACGACTCCGTCTTCATAGGCTTGTAGACCTTGGATCGCTTTGCTTCTTTGTTCTGGAGTTAATTCAGGTGATGACATGATAGCTAATTTAGCTTGGTCAAACATTTGTTGTCTTTGTGATTCTCCACCTATTACATCACTTACCGCTGCTCGTTTAGCTTCGTTTCTAATCGCTGCGTCTTCATCTAATACTTCTGATACACCTTGAGCTATGCCTTTAAAGCCTTCTCCTAATCCTTCATCTATGTTTTGCCCAGCATATAAAGCTGCTCTTTTTAAAGCCTCAACTTTATTAGGTCCATCGCTTAATGCTGCATAGTACAAGTCTTCTCTTCTTTTAGAATCTTCTACCATTCTAGAAAATTCTTCTTCCTGTGTTCTCTGTGTATCTTTAGGTATAGAATCATCGACAAGACTTGATCCTATTTTTTTATCTTCATCTTCTCTTCCAGCAATTAAATCATATAAATTTTTATCCTCTGCTTTTGGATCACCAAACAACATTTGAGATCCTCTACTAGCTACGTTAAGAGGATTGACGTTAAGGGCAAACTCTCCTGTTCCTTTTAACAATTGAGTTATAAGTCTATCGTCTTCTTCAACAGGGTTAATAACACCAGCTCTTTCACCTAAAGCTTGACCTAGGCCTGCTGCTCCAAGCGCTGCACCAGAAGGTGCAAAAGCTAAATTAGCAAGTTGACGTGCTTGTTGTGCGCCTGATAATTCTTTTATAGGACCTGCGCCTAAAGTTCTTTTTGGATCAATACCGTATTTTACATAATCTCTAATACCTGGACCAGCACCCATTTCTCTAGGTCCACCTAATCTACCAGGAAGTCTTCTTGCTATTGATCTTACAAAAGGCATAGCAGTCCCAGCTGTTCCTCTTAAAATTGCACTTAAAATACCACCTGCAACAGCATGTTGTCTTAACTTTCCATCAGGTCCTGGTTTTACAACTGGTCCACCAGCATTGTACCCATCTCTTCTATACTCTAATCCTGAAGTTATACCAATGCCGTGCGTGTTAACTTCGCCACCAAGTTTAAACATTTTTCTTCTAAGTGTTATACTCATGATCCAAATCCAAATAGTTGTCCAATACCTGCTCCTGCTCCGATACCACTTAATAATGTTGACATTGGGCTAGCTCCTGCTGCAGGCGGTGCTGATGTGTATGTATTAGGTGTGCCATATCCACCCATTAATTTAGCTAATTGACTTCCAAAGAAACCTAAACCTTGTTGTGGTTGGAACGCAGTCATCTGATTACCTTTAGCTTGCGTGTCAAGAATTGCTTGACCTTGTTGTTGCTGTTGTGTACCGAACTGACCAAGGGCACCGATACCTTGCATTGCAAGTTGTGGTTGTAATTGTGCCATGCCTTGCTGTCCTTGTGCTGAGCTTTGGAATAATCCTAAATTCTGTGCTGCTTGACCTTGTAGTCCTTGTGCTAAGTTCTGTTGACCTTGACCAGCTTGCCCAAGCATATTTACATTTTGTTGTGCTTGTAAGTTAGCTTGTTGGAATGCTGTATTTGCTTGTTGACGAGCTTGTTGATAACCTTGTGCTAACATATTAGCAGTCATAGACGCTCTGTCTAAACTAGATTGTGCTTGACGTGAACCTTCTTGTACACCAAATCGTTCTGTTCCATACGCGCTACCTTTTGCTGCTGCTAGTCCGGCGTCTCGTGCTTGTTGACCTGATTGTCTATCAAACTGTGCAAGTGATGCATTGATAACATCTTGCTGATATGGGTCCATAAATTGCTGGTAGGCACCGGGTGCCATATATTGTGCACCTGCATCTTGACCTGACGCGGCTGCTGCTTGAGCTGCGTTAAATGCTGTTTGTGCTTGTCCTAAAGCTCCTGCGCCGGCACCTTGTCCTGCTGCTGCGGCAGCAGAAGCTGCGTTTAAATCAGTTGCAGCCTGATTTAAAAATGGTTGATAACCCGCGATCCCCGTTCCGGTGCCCGAGATTCCTGTAAAGCCACCAGTTTTTGGATCAAACTGTGCTGTGCCCATGCCTTGTTGGTTAAGGAATTGTTGTATCGCTTGTTGTTGTAATTTGTTTTGTGTTTGTGCTTGTGGTAAAAATGATCCGTATTCTTGTCCATATTGGTTTTTACCACCTGTCGTCATAATAGGCGTTGCTAGATTGTCCATCATCTGTGGACCAAAGCCTTTTAACATTGCTTCAATAGCAGGGCCTTTGTCGTTTACTGTTATACTTGACGGATCTAGTTTGCCTTTGGCATCTAAAAATGCCTGATAATCCTTTTGGTATTGTTCTTGTGGTGTTAAGGCCATTATACTTGTGACTCCAATTGGTTCATTACATCATACATTTTTTGTGCACCTTTTTCAATACTTCCTCCACCTGCTGCTCGTACAGCATCAGCGGTCATTACAAATTCATTTTTTGCTAGCATTGCTGGCACGTCGTCTTTTCGTTCTTGTGCTCCCATAGGGATAAATCCTCCACCGCGACCATCTAATTGTTGTCCTTGTGGCACCATTGGTGTTTGTGGAATGCTACCAAGACCGCCCATGTTGTATCCTGTTCTTGTCGCCATCAAACCGCCTTCATTAGCTGTACGTCTAAATGCATCTGCATATGGTGTGTAAACACTAGAGTATGCTCCTGTTGGATTGTAGTCTGTGCCCATGCCTGACATTGTTTGTACTAACTGATTCATAGCATTTTGGTAACCTTCTATATTACCCTCTGCTAACATGGCTTCTGCTTCTGCTTCCATTCGTGCTTTTGTTGCTGAGTCCATCATCGCTGCTGTTGCACCGGGGCCTACGGCTTTTGCAAAATTTCCAAAAGAACCCAATGGATTTGCTATTGCGGCACCATAATTTCTAGCCATAGGTGTAAATAAATCTTTTGCTTGTGTCATCATGTTTGGTGCTTTGTAAGCATCAAAAGCTTTAAATGCGTCTGGATTAGCTTTTGCAAAAGCAGCTGGATCATTTGCTAATTTTAATCCCTCACCTGCTTTAGTTAATTCATACCCCTGCATCCCTTGTGTTCCGCCTGCAGCTTCTGCTAAAGGTTGATCTACAACTCCTACATTTTCACCAAAAAAAGCTTTTTCTTTTCCCGTTACCGCGTTTTGCATATCAGGTGCTGCTGAATAACTGGCAAATGCAGCCAGTGCTTGGTTTAGTGGACTAATTTTACCGGATGTTCTTGCTGATCCTGCTGCTGTTAATAGTTGTGGTAGTCCGTATCTTAAAAAAGTATTGCCTGCAATAGGTCCAAGTCCAGGAAGCATCATGGCTGCTATAGGTAAAATAGGAGCTATTTCTTTAGGAGTAATTTTCCTTAATGTTTTAGTTAATTTCTTTTTGACCGAACCCATTATAACCAATGTTCCTTTGTAATAATTTTAAAATGATTTCTGATTAAACCGTTAGGCGCTATACGCAACCATTGAACTGTTTTGTTAGGGCCTAAAAGATGTGTAAAGAATGTTTTATTAAATTTCATAGCATTATGTTCTTTTGTATAAATTGTATCTATTACCCAAGTTCGATCTCCAGTATTCCAATCATTAATATCTAACGATCTTTCGTCTAAAAATTTTTGTTCTGTGCTTTCATCTAAAAAAGCCCAGTTGGTAAAACCATATATACCATTGTCATCGCGATTAATACTATATTGGTTTAATTGTAGTGATGGATAAACATGGTAGTAAATATCTTTTATTGTTTCATTTTTCCATAACGGATAATGGTCTTTATATAGACCTATAATATCTAAAAGATCATCCATATTTTCGCAAGTTGGTTAAGCTTGTTATTCCTCGCCTGACTCTGCACCCATAGGTGGCATTTCCAGTACTTTAACTTTAATATCTATTGTCTTTGTTGTCGACCAATTTTGTCCACAAGTTGAGCAAGCACCAATTGCTTGTTCCTCTGAATCTACCTCATTCTCACAATTTTTGCAATAAATTCTCTGATAAACTTCAGGTTGTATTACAGGTATTTGTTGGCCATCTATAGTTTTATATGTTATAGGCTGTCCTTCTTTAATTAATCTCACTAACTAATCTCCAAGAAAGACATTGTTATATGTAGGCGATTAGCCGTGGCTGCGGTTGCCTTGATGATGTCTCCTTCATTTAATACTAGGGGTTGTGATAACAACTCTACTGTAGTATTTGCTGCAACAGCTGTAACTTTAAACAAACTAAACACCGCAGAAGCTCTTGTTAAAGTTACTGTAATAGTGTCTGCGTTACCACTATCTTCACTAACAAGTATTGACTTTACAACTGCAGTTACACCGGCAACTGGTGGTACAGATGTAACGTCTGCTGTCGGCACAGTGTATACTGTGGTTGCGTTTGTCGTTGTTAAATCAACTGCTTTGCTTAAAAATATATCAGCCAATGAACCAGCCTCTTGCTAAGTTTTCGTCTTTTGCTTGTTGCTCATACGAAAAGTTTAATTGTGTTACAATTTGTTCTAATTCACGAATCAGTGTGTCAAACTGTGAGCGTTCATAATTTTGTTTTGCTTCTGGTAAACGTCCTACTACTATCTTAGCCATTATCGTCCTCCGTCTGGTTTTACATCAAGTCTTAATGTACCAAACCTCCAGTTGTCTCCAACTGCATTACTAGAGATAAGTAAATTACCTTGTCGGCCACGACCACGAGTATCTACTTTTGTAGTTGTAGGTGTAACAGTTGACAAATTAATTCTAACGTTAGAATAATTAATAACTTTTTTATTGTCTATGTGTGCTGCTGCAGTTGTGCTTTTTGCACCTCTAGAAGCACCTGTAAGAGTGTTTAATGTTTTACCAGTATATGTAATTAATTCTGTTCCTATTAACACAACTCCTGACGACGGAAAACTTGCAGCACTTGTTAATATTATAGATGTTGAGCTGCTAGTAAGTGCACCGTTTAACGTAGTCTCATTTGTAATAGAGTTGTAATCTTTAAAACTTAACAACACATCAGCGCTGCCTGTTTGATCTTTAAAGTCAGGTATAAAACGACTAATAGATAATAACTGTTGACCGTCTTGTATGTCAAAGTCTCCTGATTGTATATAACTTTCAACAGCTGCAACATGGTCATCGGTCCCCGATTCATGCTCATAGATTGTAGAACCACCTGACGTTACTCCTAGAACTGTTGGTGTTGTACCAGTATCTATCGATCTATAATACGTCGCATAAGGTGAATCATATACACCTCTGTCCAACCATGTTGATCGAGCTAATGAGTTTGTGTACCATAAATTTTCTAGATAATTAAATGTTACATTGCGATCTATAACATCAGAATCCTTACTAGCATAGAACCACGTAATTTCATTAAAGTCTGTATTAACACCAGCATATACTAACTGTTGCTGTGTAATACTAAAGTCATCAAATATATAATCTTGTACCGTGCACGGTAGTTTTTTAATTGCACCATCAAACATGTAGAAAGCATTTTGACTCATCCAAAACGTAGTACCGTTTATATCTACAGCACCATGCGGAGACACCGCTCCACAATTACCACCAATTTGATTTAGTGCAAACACAAAGTCACCACCTACAAATTGTAGTGAGTGTAGTGACGTATCAGTCCAAATTAATATAGCACCCCTTGACCTTACTGCAGCTACAATTTTAGAACCATCTTGTATACGAAACGCTCCTGCTGAGTTTTGTGTTGTTGGTGCCCAATTTGTAAAATCTTCTTGATTAGAATGCCTGATAAATAAATCATCTTGTGAGCTAGTAGTGCCAGGTGTTGTTTCTGTGCCTAATAAAATAATATGTCTGTCAGGTGTAGATACAATTAAATGACGTGATGCTGTTGGTGCGTTAGAACTTGAAACAATAGCTCTAGTTGTTTGTCCATTTGATTTATCCCAAAGATACAAAGAACTGTCACTAGCTAACGCTAGTAAATCTTCTCCAAAGTTGTCAAACACCCAATAACGTGCATCAAGTGTAACAGTCGATGTTACTGCTTTTACGTTCCAACCAACAGTTGTTGTACCTGCTGACGCATCAACTAACATAAGAACAGCTGTATTATCTGCGTGTGTTGTTCTTGCGTGACTACCTGTTGCACTATTAGATGTAGAACTTGTTATACTAGCAACACCACGTATTACTGTTAGTGTGTTTGTACTAACAGAAGATACTTTCATAATTTCTTGATCAACTAAAATGTAATCATTAGCTGCAAATTTACTACCATCATCTACATCAACAGCTGTTTCTGTTGCATCTAGTGCTTCGTTTAATTGGTCTGTTGTTCTACCAGATGACGAGATACCATTCCATGCAGATGTACCCCAACCATAACCATAAACACCACTTGTGGTACCAACATTAATTTGATATTCACAATCCACGGTGCTCGATCCACCACCAGTTGCACCGCTGCTCGCGTTGCTTGAATGTGTAACTGTGTACACACTAGAACTAACTATAGCTGTAATTTCAAATTCTGCGTTCATGTCTAAACCGCCAACCGCATCAGCGTTAGAAAACGTTACAAAGTCCCCGACCAACGCTCCGTGGTCCGCGTCTGTAACTGTCACAATTGCAGAACCACTTGTCGTTACAAACGGGTTTGTAAGATTGGCTTGCGTTGCGCGGATCGGTGTAATATCTGCAATTGCACCTTCAACATATAAATATAATTTTCTATCAGTACCAAGAGCTAAATGTCTTGTACCGTCTAATGATACCCAACCAAATGTATCACGAACAACGCCTATAAGTTTGTCACTAACAAGTTCGGTCCAACCACCTATTTTTTCTGGTTGTCCATAACGAAAGCGTATGTTTTCACCATCTACCCATTTGCCTTCTGCAGCGTATGAAGTGCTTTGTTTGTCAAACCCAGGTGCAAATTTTGTAGAAGATAATGGCATAGCTTATACCGTCCTTACAAATAAACCTGTAAAATAATAGTGATAACCATATGCATTATGATATCCTTTGAAATAATCCGGGTACTGATAAATGATAATTTATACCACTTCCACCGCCTGTGGTTCCACCTTGATAAGATGCTGCTGAAATACAACGCCAAGTTCCTGTTTCAGTTGCTCTTGTTTTACCGGTAANATCAGAACTANCTCTAAACCCTCTCATTATACCAAATTCAACTAAATTACCTGCTGNTGATGGTACCATTTCTATTACATCAGGAGCTCCTAAATGCATATTACCCACACTATACGAAGAAGGTGTTAACGTATCTCCAGGACTAATAAGTTGAGATGAAGCAGCAGCACCAGAGTTTGAAAAGAATATAGCAAATTCTTTTAACCCACCTACGGCAGTATTACTACTTGGTACTGTTTCTACTCCAGTTAAATTAGAACCATCAATAGCAGGTAGTGTACCAGTTATATTTGCTGCTGGTATACTAGTTAAGTTTGCCGCACTGGCTGCAGGTAAAGTTGATGGAAATCTAGCATCAGGTATTGTGCCAGAACCTAAGTTACTTGCACTTAACGCAGTTATACTAGCACCTGTTGCAGTAATCGCTCCAGAATTAATTGTGCCAGCAAATGTTACATTCGCACCGCTGAACGAGACAGCAGTTGTGGTTCCTGAATTGATTCTTAAATTACCACTATTATTAATTAAAGCACCATAAGTAGTGCCGTTATCTTTTAAAAAAACATCACCATCATCTGCGTCTAATATTATATCGCCTGCTGTGTCTATAATTAAATTACCTGTGTCATTGACTATGTAAGAGTTTGTACCACCATGATACAAATTTAAATCTTCACCAGCACCAATCGTTAATCGTCCTGTTGCAGAATCACCTGTTAAATCATCAGCATCAGAGTCAACATCTATTTTAAGTAATCCACCCGATGTTATATTTGCTGCACTCGTATCAATTGCACCTGATGCAATCGTTCCAGCAAATGTTACGTTAGCACCACTAAATGTAGCAGCTGTTGTAGTCCCTGATTTAATAATTAAATTACCACTTGTGTTTGTTAGACTACCAAATGTAGTCCCTGCGTCTTTTAAAAATATGTCAGCGTTGTCAGCGTCTAATATAATATCTCCAACAGCATCAATTGTAATATCTCCTGATGTATTAGAAACGGTACCACCTGCGGTAAATGACCCAGGAGTTAAAGCATGCCATGCAGAACCTGTTGTAGAGAGCAATACGCTTGTACTGGCTGGTATGACATGATCTGTTGTGCCACCAGCAAGTCTTAATGTAATTGTGTTTGAAGCATTTGTGTTATGTGCAAAATATATCTTTTGTGTAGCAGGAACTGTAACCACACAGTTCGCACTTGCTCCACTAAATACTAATGACGCTTGACGTGCTTGGTTATCTGCTTGTGCTTGTGGACCGTTACCTGTAGTTAGTGTAACTGCTGTAGAACTACCAGTGTTAACACCTAAAACACCTGCGACCGCATGTTCTAGTGACTGTGAAAAATTGTTATTGGTTGTTGTACCCCATGAGCCAGATTGCTCACCGTCACCGATAAGTTCTATCTTTAATAAATCTGAAAATGTTGATGCCATTATGTTGTTCTCCAGGTTACGTTAGCGCCGGTTTCATCATCGACTTGTGTCCACGTCTCATTACTTGTATCATTAACTTGAGCCCATGTAAAGGGTGCAACGCTGTTGATAGCTGTTGCTAGCTCATTTCCGCTAGTCTGAGCAAATAAAACAACTGCCACCGATCCTTGGGCCGCGGTCATCGCTAAATTAGTACCAACTGTTATTGCTGTTGCAGCAAGGGCCACGCTTGATATATTTGCAGAAACTAAATTCGTAGTTGTCTGCACGTCTAGAAACGGGATCGCGCTGCTAAATGTTTGAGTTGATAATGGGTGGAATCCGAACATAGTTTATCCTTTTATCTAACTAGCCATTCTTCAACATCACTACTGATGTCTCTCATTTTAATCCAATTTGTTCCTGTTGGTTGTCCTTTTTTAAGTCTTAGTTTACCCATCATTCCTATAGCGTCCCATTCTTTTCTTTCTATTCTTGGAATATAAGTTTTAGATCCATCAAAATCTGCATTTAATTTTCTGCGTTTTATACTAACATCGTTGCCATATTTATCTTTTTCAGTTGTTAAAATGGTTGCATCACTAGGAGCAGTTACGCCATCAGGAATTGCATCTGTTGGATAGGAATGTTCAATGTCATCACCATCTTCAACAGCTTCAGTCCATTCGGTAACAGTATATTCTTCTTCAATACTTTTATTCCATTCATCTCTCAAGTATTTATTTGACCACCTCATACAAGCGGCATCACCAAGGACAGCAGGATTAGCAGAAACAACTCCTATAATTTTAGAAGCATCATCACTATCTGTGGCTTTTACAATTTTATTACCATCAAGAATTACAGAGTAACCAAATCTTTCTTCACTTCCTGTATTACTATCTTTCCATTCAAACATTTCTGCATAGTCGGCGGGAGAACCCATAGCAGTTCCACCATCGGAAAAGACATTACCATCACCCCTTACATCAAATTCAGCATCAGCCTCATTATTAGTTAAACATTTTAAAAGGCTAAAGTTAGTATTAGCTGCTTTATTAGTAGATGATTTTAAAACAATATTTACATAACTAGCATTTGTAGCCCTATAGTGACCCGCAGAATCATCAGCTTCATCATACGCTACTAATAATCTTGTACCGCCTTGGTCGTCAGTTTGACCTATACATATATTTCCAGTACTAAGAATTCTCATTCTTTCAGAACTGTTTGCGTATAAAGCCATATAGTCACCATTATGGTCATACAATAATTTACCTCTTTCATTAGCACCACTATCACCAAAATTTATTTGACCAGCACTTGATGTACCAGTAAAGATAGACATTCCAGCAACACCTGAACCCTCGATAATTAAATCATCTGCATTAGCAACATTACTAGCTCCACTATCTGCAGTTCTAATGTGTAATCCAACACCTAAGTCTGGAGTCGTTCCAATACCTACTCGGTTATTACCACCGTCAACGAATAGCATATGAGTATTACCATTAGATTCTACTCGGAAGTCTATGTCTGCTGAGCCTTCGTTTACAACAAACATAGCTTGACCACTTTGATTATCCATTCTTAAATATTCAGTTAGTGTGCCACCAGTCATATTTTGAAACCAAAGTATATTATCTT